CGGAATAAATGTAATTCTCGAACCCGTTTCTGGCATCGATTCGCTCCTTTTGGAGCCGGTCATCCTCCCGGTACTTTTCCGCCTCGGCGACCATTCGGTCAATATCCTCCTTGGACAGCCGGCCCTTATCATTCGTGATCGTGATTTTATTCGATTTTCCCCCGGCCTTGTCGGTGGCGTTTACATTCAGAACACCGTTCGCGTCTAAATCAAACCCGACTTCAATTTGCGGGGTTCCGCGCGGCGCGGGTGGGATTCCGTCAAGTTGGAACTTGCCCAAAATGTTGTTGTCCTTGGTAAGCTGGCGCTCGCCTTCGTAGACTTGGATCAGCACCCCGGGCTGGTTGTCCGCATACGTCGAAAAAATCTGGCTCTTCTTGCACGGAATGGTTGAATTTCGCTCGATGAGCTTGGTCATTACCCCACCAGCGGTTTCAATCCCCAGCGACAGCGGAGTCACGTCCAACAACAAAATGTCCTGCGTGATTTTCGACTGATCTCCAGTAAGAATCGCGGCTTGCACCGCCGCTCCGTAGGCCACCGCTTCGTCCGGATTAATTGACCGGTTCAGCTCCTTGCCATTGAAAAATTCGGTAAGGAGGCTGCACACTTTCGGAATGCGCGTCGACCCCCCAACCAGTACAACTTCGTGAATGTTGCCTTTGGATATTTTAGAGTCGCGGATCACGCGTTCCACGGGATCGATCGTGCTTCGAAACAAGTCCATACACAGCTCCTCAAATTTCGCGCGCGTTATTTTCGTGTTGAAATCCGTTCCGTCAAACAGCGCGTCCACTTCAATCGTGGTTTCCGCCGATGAAGACAGCGTGCGCTTTGCACGCTCACAAGCGGTTCGCAGCCGGCGCAGCGCCCGGTTATTTCCGGTGGGATCTTTTTTGTGCTTGCGTTTAAATTCTTGCACGCACCACGCGACCAACCGGTTATCGAAATCTTCTCCACCCAAATGAGTGTCGCCAGCTGTGGCCTTTACCTCGAAAATACCGTCATCAATCGTGAGCAGCGACACGTCGAACGTCCCGCCGCCAAGATCAAAAATTAGAATGTTTTGTTCGCCGTCGCCTTTGGTTTTCTTATCCAATCCGTACGCGATTGCGGCAGCGGTGGGTTCGTTGATGATGCGCAGAACGTTGAGCCCGGCGATTGCGCCGGCGTCTTTGGTGGCCTGGCGTTGACCATCATTGAAATAAGCCGGAACCGTGATAACCGCATCCGTGACGTCCGACCCTAAATAACTCTCGGCAATCTCTTTCATTTTTACCAGAATCATCGCCGATATTTCTTCGGGTGAAAATACCTTTTGCTCGCCTTTGAAATCTACTTGAACGTGCGGTTTTCCGCCGTCCTTTGCAACAATCGTGAACGGCCAGTGCTTCATGTCGGTTTGCACGCTGGCGTCGTCCACTTTGCGGCCGATAAGTCGTTTCGCGTCAAAAATGGTGTTTTCGGGATTCATCGATACCTGGTTTTTTGCGGCGTCGCCGATCAACCGTTCCGAATCGGTGAACGCTACATACGACGGTGTCGTGCGATTACCTTGGTCGTTCGCAATGATTTCTACCCGCTCGTTCTGCCATACCCCCACGCACGAGTACGTGGTTCCTAGGTCAATTCCGATTGCTTTCGATTTCATTTTGTTGTGGTATGTGTGTTGTTATTTTTGGATTAATCATATAATTATATAACTTTTATATGATTTTTAATGACAAATATATATTATTATACTGTAGGTGCGGCGCAGCAGTTCTGATGCACCATATTTGCATTACGACCGATACCACCGTTAGTCTTTCGGGTGTTGTAGAGACCGCGGGCTTTGAGCCACGCGAGACCGAGCACCGCGTCCTTGGGGATGGTGCACGAACTGGTGGGTCCGCCGCACTTATACACCATACGAACCGAAGAAGGAACTCCGATAGTGGACGGCAGACCCGGCAGACCGTTTAAGTGACTGCCCTGATTCATCATTGACGCGGCCATACGCGTTCGCTTGGATGAGCTGAGAACCATTTTAAATTAGAATGTGATGTGTTTTATTATACATTCAGAAAATAAAATAAAATAAAATGAAATGAATGAAATAAAATAAAAATACATAAAATAGTTTAATCTATTTCTAAACTAATTTAAACTAAAATTGAACAAATGAAATGTATAAATAGTATAACCCCATCAACAAACAACGCTAAATGGCCACCGAACTCCTCAAATTAAATATAGTAGAAGAAGAAAACTGCGAAGCCGATGACTACGAGAACAACGACCGATCGACGAAAAACGTGCTGAACGATGACGACATTGTCCCGGCGGGGGATGGAACGCTGCTGTTCAACCCGTACAACCCTCTAAATCGCGAAATCACTTCCGATGAAGTGCTGGGTATTCTCACGCGGTACGGCGTTCCTACGCACATGCTGCAGGTCGATAATTTACTGCTGTATAAACGCGCATTCGTGCATCGCTCGTACACGCGTCGCCCGCAAATAGAAAACACCAAGCTTAATATCACGCTCCTAGAGTGTCCACCGGACTGCTTGCCGCTAAAACAAAAATCAAACGAGCGTCTGGAGTTCGTGGGCGACGGTATTTTAGAGGCAATCACGAAATTCTACCTTTACCGCCGGTTTCCTAAAGAGAACGAGGGATTTATGACGGAGAAAAAAATCGCGATCGTGAAAAATGAAAGCATCGGTCGTTTGGCACTTGAAATGGGGTTGCACAAGTGGTTCATCATTTCAAAACACTCCGAGGAGAAAAAAACGCGCACCAATCTGAAAAAATTGGGGTGCTTGTTCGAAGCGTTTCTCGGCGCACTATTTCTCGACTACAATAAAATAGAGCTCCGGGACGAGCAGCAGTGGTTCAAGCACCTCTTTGTAACCGGCCCCGGGTTTCAAATTGCGCAAGTATTCGTGGAAAATGTATTTGAGCGCCATATCGACTGGATAAAGCTGGTAAAAGATGACGACAATTTCAAGAACATTTTACAGGTGCGGATCCAGAAGGAGTTTAAAACCACGCCGGACTACGTGGAACTGGGCCGCGATTTGGAGATTGGATACACGATGGGGCTGTTCCTGTGCATCGGTCAGGAAATTTACGAGGCGCGAACCGGCGACGCCGTCGAATTCACTGGACCGGAAATTGGGGGCACATTTGATGGGGTGCGTGCTGCGTGTTCTGCTCGCGGAAATAAAATGCTTGTGCATTTCACGACGTGCTCGCACCGCATTAAAAAAAAAGCGGAGCAGCAGGCGTGTGAATTGGCACTGAAAATGATGGCTGTGGTGCTGCCTACCGCCGCCACCGCAGGTGGGCTATAAGTATTTTATTATTTACCGCCGAGAGCGAGCATTCGCAATTTCTCTTCCAGCTCGTCTCGCTCCTTTTTCAGCTCGTCTCGCTCCTTTTTCAGCTCGTCTCGCTCCTGCCGAACGAACTTTAAAAGTGTCGTCACCCTAGCGCAGTCTTGTTCTACGCGTATTCTTCGCTGCTCTTCATCCTTCCATCCTTGCCACATTGTCCACATTTTGTTTGCGTTGGTTGATTATTATATATTACATATTATTTTTATTTTGCGTTTCAATTTTATTATTTATTAACCGCAATTATTACCATTTAGAAATAAATAATAGATAAAAATAACTATTTCTATCTATATTATAAGAATATAAAAATCAAATGGCAGATGCGTCATCATTTCTAAGGCGGTTTGCAGCACCGTGCGCAATTGTACCCGATGCCAAAAAAATGTTTGCCGTTCGCATATCAGGATTAGAATCGGCGGAATCGGCGGAATCGGCGCCGGCGGTAACATTTGTCGATCGTACACGCGAGCGTCTCGTGAATCGGGATGAATTTATTGCCGCGATTCAGAACCGGCTGCAAGTTCAAGTCAGCAATGTACCACCACTTGCAGATGCGATGAATTTATTAGAACCAGCAGTTGCAGCCGCATCGGCAAGAGCGTCACAACCGCTTTCAACATTCAGCGTTCGCAAGTTGGGATTTACGGTTGTGCTGCAAATGCAGGAACCGGGCTCGGCGGCTGCGGCTGCAGCACCCAAACAGCGCAAACGAAATGCAAAACAATCGGACGTACCACTTACCCCGGCACCGCGATTGGGTGTGGTGTTAGTTGAGGAACCTCGCATCCCCGACGCCCCCGACGCCCCCGACGCCCCCGATGCCCCTCACGCTGCCGCACTCGCAGCACGAATGCCGCAAGTAAAGCCCGATATGGTTCGTGCTTCGGCGTACTATATGAACAACCGAAAGAATTTTCTGGAGTTTATTAATGCGCTGTTTCAGCCGAAATACGGGGCTGCTGCCGCATTGGAAGCCGATGACGCAGACGACTTCGATTGCTCCGCCCTAGCGTCGGGCTCCTCATCCAAGGAGAAACCGTTTCGAATGCTTACCCACCAAAAAATCGTGCGCGACTATTTGGGCATTTACAGTCCCTACCGCGGACTGCTTCTTTTTCACGGGCTTGGAAGCGGCAAAACGTGCTCGTCCATCGCAATTGCCGAAGGGCTAAAAACGCACAAACGTGTGATCGTAATGACGCCGGCGTCGCTAGAAGCAAATTACATAGAAGAATTAAAAAAATGCGGGGACGAAATGTACAAACGCAACCAATTTTGGGAATTCTTACGATTGGATGATGCGCCCGGCGGCGATAAAACCAAATACGAAAAGACGCTGCTCTCGATGCTCGGGTTTCGTGAAAATTCCAAGTTTATAGCGGACCGGGGTGGTGCGTGGTTTGTGAATATAAAAAAACCGAGCAATTACGCGGATCTTGCAGCCGCCGATCGAAAGCAGCTGGACGAGCAAATCACGGAAATGATACGTAATAAATACCAGTTCATTCATTACAACGGTCTTCGACGGGACGGGCTGCTGCGCCTGAAGCGCTTGTACGAGGTCGATAACTTGTTCGACGACTGCGTCATAATCGTGGACGAGGCCCATAATTTGGTCAGCCGTATCGCAAACAAACTGAAAGTGCGATCAAAATCTTCCGACGCGTCGCTGTCAATGCAGGTGTACCGCGATTTGCTGGGCGCTAAAAACGCGAAGGTTGTAATGCTCACCGGAACGCCCATCATCAACTATCCGAACGAAATCGGAATAATGTTCAATATTCTGCGCGGGTACATTAAAACGTGGAACTTTGCGCTGAACACTTCGGGCGCTGCAACCAAAAAACGCATCGATAAGGCGTATTTTCAAACACTGTTTCGGGGCGAAATGTTCGTGTACGATCATTTGGAGTATAAACAAAACCCACCTACGCTAATTCTCACGCGCAATCCGTTCGGCTTTGTCGCTTCCGCGGGAGCGCCATCGGCAACCCACTACGCCGGAGTAAGCCGCGATATGGAACACGGTGGCGCGTTAACTGACGGCGCGTTCCAGGATGAAATTATGCGAATTTTGATCGAGTCGGGATTCACTGCCACGGTAACTGTGGATTCGTTCTTGGCACTTCCAGATACAATGGACGAATTCAACGAGTTATTTATAGAAACCGGAGGTACGAATGTAAAAAATAGTATGCTGCTGACACGGCGAATAATGGGGCTTACTTCCTACTTTAGAAGCGCGCAGGAAAAACTGATGCCCAGATACGACGCCGACCGCGGCGATTTCCAAAAAATAGAGATTGAAATGAGCGACTGGCAGTTTGACGCATACAAGGCCATTCGTATGGACGAGCGCAAACAAGAATCCGACGCTAAAAAACGGCGCGGGCGTCCGGCGGCGGTGAAAGATATAGTGGGGGAGGCGTACAAGGACGCCGCGTCGTCGTACCGTATATTTTCGCGCGCGTGCTGCAATTTTGCGTTTCCGAAAGAGTTACCGAGGCCTAAACCGGCAGGCATTGTCGACAATGCTGCTGTTGATCCCGCGGATGCTGCTGTTGATGCCGCGGATGCCGCCGTTGATGCCGCGGTTGAGTCGGGAGAAGCTGCGGTGAAACGGAAAAAACAAAAGCGCGCTTCGGATGACGTCGCCATATTGCGGCGCATTACCGAGGAACTCGTTGAAGGCCGGGGTGCCGAGAACCCGTTACGTTCGCCCGAGAATGACAGTGGCAGTGACAGTGACAGTGACAGTGGCGGCGAAGAAGCCGCGGGCACCAAGAAACCATCCGCGCGGGAATCGTCGGCTTCTTATGAGCACTTGCTGCAGCGCACGCTCGCAAAACTAAGAATGGATTCCTCAAAGTACCTTACTCGCGAACATTTGCAAATGTACAGTCCCAAGTTCTTGCACGCGTTTGATAATATAGACCGCCCCGAACATCGCGGTTTGCATTTGCTTTACAGTCAGTTTAGAACGCTCGAGGGTATCGGCATTTTCAGGCTGGTTATGGAAGCGAACGGATACGTTCAGTTTAAAGTTGCGAATACGCATCAGGACGGATGGACACAAATAATCGATCCGGCCGATGCGGACAAACCGACCTACGCGCTGTATACCGGTACCGAAACGTCCGAAGAGAAAGAAATCGTACGCAACGTGTATAACGGCACATGGGACAATTTACCGTCCGCGCTGCGTGATAAACTGGTGACAAAATACGGCAGCGAGAAAAATAAGTACGGCGCGGTTATTAAATTATTGATGATTACGGCGTCCGGCGCTGAGGGGATTAATTTGCGAAATGTTCGGTTTGTGCATATAATGGAGCCGTACTGGCACCCCGTTCGAACCGAACAGATTATCGGGCGCGCCAACCGCATATGCAGTCATGTTGATCTACCCGTAGAAGAACGAACCGTAAATGTGTTTTTGTATGTTATGAAATTCACAAAGACACAAATTGCTCTTAGCGACCGCGCGGCAGTTGAGCTGGTGAAACGCGACGTGAGTAAGCTGCAACCTGCCAGCCCCTTTTCAACCGACGAGTCGTTGTATGAAATATCGCAAATTAAGGAGCGCGTGAATCGCCAGCTGCTGACTGTCGTTAAATCATCCGCGATGGACTGCGCGCTCCACAAGCGACCGGGATCTAAAGAACAAATCGAATGTTTCTCGTACAGTTTGGGTGCCAGTGGAAATGAATACGGCTACGTGCCTAATATTGCAAACGAACCCAACGATCGTATCGCGAAGCAGAACATGGAGAAAAAGAAATTAACGGTGCTGACCGATAAATTTAATTATGATAAAGAAACGGGTGAAGTGTATGAAGGTTCTACGGTAGTGGGTAAATTGGAAAAAAACCCAGACGGAACCGCGTATATTGTATTTGCTAGAAAGTAGGGGGGTAAGTCTGCGGCTGTGGCTGCTGCTGCTGCTGCTGCATCTGCATCTGCATCGTTAGTTCAAGAGATGCAAATGATGCGATGGCGGCGGTGAGTAATTTGGCATCATTTTCATTAATATCCGACGTATTTCGCGCACGCGGAGCTTTGGGCGTGGTCATATCGAAATCCACTAATTCAGTGTGATTGACTTGTTGTAGTGCGGTAAACATTATGTATGGTATGTATGGTCTATAAATAAATAATGGCCTTTATTATCAATTTTATATTAATTAATTATATTTAAAATTTTAAATATAATTAAATAAAAAAATTAGTTTATTGTGTCCTGCCTATTGTCTATTGTCTATTGCCTATTGCCTCTTCCATCTTTCTTCATCTTCCTAAACACCTCTCATAATCATTACATCATAGCAATTAATGCATCGTATGATCGGGCCCAGTGATGAATGATTGGCGCCAACAATCATAACATAGTCACTTTCGGCATTCATTCCAACTTTGCATCCCGGACATTCTCCAAACCTGTATTTTGCGGTCGAGTCATCAGCGTCTTTGATGGCGACTGCCATTGCTTGCGCATTCCAATATTCTCTTGCCCGAGCAGTATAGCCCACGAATCCACAAGTTCCTGTTTTACTCATTGGGTGCGTTTTGTTCGATTGATCTTATTTTTGTACATTTTGTTCATTTTTTTGTTCAATTTTTTTTGCAATCTCAAATATCCAATTCGCCCTAAAGCTCCCCGTTGATGAACATTGAGATGAGGTTCGGGGTGGACGTGTCGAATCCGGCCAGGTTCAACGTATTCGGGTCCTTGTGATCGGCAATCGACAAATTGTTGGAGCTCATTCCAACAACGATGAGCTTGGCGTCAATGCCGGTCTGCTTGCGGTATTGTTCAAGCGCGACTTGAGGGTGAATGGTTGGCGTGTAGGTCTCTGAGTCGGTGTACACGATGAATGCGTCGATTTTCAACCCCAACTTCATCGCTTCCGTGATTGGCAACGCGCAATCGGTCCCTCCAAACGTTTCATTTGTTGCTGCCACCGCAGCATCGATCGACATTTCCGGCCTGATGCGACCGTTCATGTTCAGGAACTTTGTTGTGAACGCGTAGATTTGCGTGTTTGCCGCACCTTCGGCGTGCAGTGTCGCCATAGCCATCGCGACCGATCCTTCGCGACAGTTCACAGTCGTTGATCCAGCGCAGTATGCGCACGACATGCTGCCCGAGACATCCAGAGCGAGCATGATGCGCTTTCCGGTGCGCGGGACGTTCCCGAATGACAGTTTGAATGTGGTTGTCATTGCGACCAGAATCGATGAATTCACGGTCCACGTCGATGAACCGAGATCGCTTTTGCCGGCACCGTACGTCTTGATGGCAACAAGTACCGCGAACGGATGTATTTTGGAATCGGCGATGCGTTTCGGGTCGCACAGCATTCGCACAATGTCGCCTCCGCGCGTATTTGTTACCCCCGTACTCGTCAACTTGTTGAGATTGCGCATGAGTGCCATGAGACCCAGTTCGTCGAGAAGCGCGGACCAGATTGTTGGAAGCGACAGCAGTTCGGTGGGAAGATGCTCACGCTGAATTCGGCGCACATCCCGCATCACGCGTAGAGCAGTAGCGGCGTCTTTTGTCGCGCCCGTATTTGCGAGCTCGATCAGCGCTTTCAAGAACCGCGCAGTGGCAACCAGCGGATCCTCTTTTTCTTTTTCTTTGAGGGGTGCTTTCTGTTCGGATTCAGACACCTTCGCGGTAGTTGCTGCAGTTGGAGTGGCCGCCGCTACAATCACGAACTCATCGTCGATGGCCGCGTTTGTGGCTGCCTTCGCTGCAGCGGCAGCAACAGCAGTAGTTGTAACCACCTTGACGTAGATTTTTCGTTTCACCACATCAAATCCTTCCTTGATTAGCGTAGCAACTGTGTCGCGTGGACCAATCGTTGTTGTATTGAACCTGAATTCCACATTTCCGGCACCAATGTCTGCAAACGTTCGTACGAGATTTGAAATCGGCTCATTCATTCCAATCTTGAGCGCAATGTCGTCTTCTCCGGCCATCGGACCCGAAATGACGTTGAAGTGAACACAGATCTTCTCACCTGGATCGGATTTTGGCACAATCGACGCCCCAGCAACTGTCTGCGATTGCTGCGATTGAATGGGGCACCGAATGCCGCTGGAGAAATCGAACGTCGTGGGTAGTGGTGGTTGAACGGGGGTGGGAATTGCTTGCAGTCGTCTGAGAAATTCGGTTCGTTCAAATGTCGCCGGAACAACCGTTCCATCTTTGGTTTTTCGCTCGGGCTTGTCTTTCTTCATGAACCACTCCAGGACGAGCCTGCCTCCATCATCCTTCATTTCGGCAGGATTGATGTGAAGCAGTGAAATGACGTCGACGTGCGTCCATCCCTCGCGGTTTTTGTACTTGGTCATCAGCACCGCCAGTTCGGGACCTGTACGCGACGTGTAAAGTTTCGCAAATGCTTTGCGAACGCCCTTGCCCATCCCTTTGCCAGGTTTCTCGGCCTTGTCTTGAGACAAGTCGCGAATGAATTTCAACAGCATGAACCAGTGCGTTGGAATGCGGCAGACTTCGCCGATGGCGTTCAGTGCAATCGATTTGCACTCGGGGTTGGGCGCAAACGCAATGGCAGCAGCCAGCGCCATCATCGTCATTTCTTGCTTCGCTGCACGCCCTTTGACGGAAACATCCACAACGTCGCAGAGGAGACGCTTGCACGTAGTGGGATTTTGTACCGCAGCCATAATGCATCGCGCGACGTGCGTTGCAATTTGACCACCTGTCTGGTAGAAATTCCCATTCTCGGACTTGCTTCCGATGATGAGGTACCGCATCCATTCTTGTTCGATGGGGAGCGGGAACGAAAATCCGCCCGCATTGTTCGCGACTTGCCCGGGCAGACCCATCGTCTGCGGAATGCGCACGCGCGCCGCGGGATTGTTGTGTGCCGACATTGCCAGTTTTACGCCGGCACCGGCACCGGCACCTGACGACGACGACTTACCTTTTGATCCAGATCCAGATTTTGATTTGCTTGCAGACTTCGATTTTCCGGCCATTTTGATTGACGATTGCGAAGTTGTTGTAGAAAGTTGTCTTGTTGTATGAACTGATTACGATATATTAACTCAATCCATTTAAATCAATTTTTTTATGTGATAGGCACAAACCCCAAATTTAGAATAATATAAATTAATATAGATATAGGATATAAATTATATATAAATTAAATATAAAATGTACCAAAAACAATCACCACCTGCCCAAAAACTGATTACCATCGACGGTGCCACGTACGATATAACGAATTTTGAGCACCCGGGCGGCAGCATCATTGGCTATGCGGTTGGACTTGAAGATGCGGGCGACACGTTCCGCGAATTCCACGCGCGCTCGAAATCTGCCAAAATGGTGCTGAACGCGCTCCCCAAAGTTGAGAACGAGAATGAAAATGAAAATGAGAACGAATATGAAAATGTAAACGTAGACACAAATGAAACCGGCAGATTTCAGAGAGATATGATTCGTGATTATCGAGAGATGCGCAACACCCTCACGAATATTGGATGTTTTGAACCTGACACAATTCATGTTTACTTTAGACTGCTCGAACTCGCCTTCTTTTTCGGGCTGGGGGTATGGCTCGCGCCCTATAACATCTACGCGTCGATGCTGGCATTCATCGTTTTTAAAACGAGGTGCGGCTGGGTCCAGCACGAGGGCGGTCACCTCAGTCTCACCGGTAATAAAACCGCGGATCGCACAATTCAGGCCATCACGATGGGTCTGGCCGGGGGGCTGAGCGGCACGTTCTGGAACACGATGCATCACAAGCATCACGCCGCGCCACAAAAGATTAAGCACGACATTGATTTAGACACCACGCCCGCGGTTGCGTTTTTTAAAACCGCGTTTGAGAAAAATACCAACGGTCCCGCTGCGTCGGCGTATATGAGCCGCTGGTGGATGCGGATGCAGGCGTGGCTGTTCTTGCCCGTGACCAACGGCGTGTTCGTGCACCTGTTTTGGACCTATTATTTACACCCGAAGCGCGTGTTCGCGGCACTCGCGGCCGCCAAAAAACGCGGGGTTTGTGTTAAAGATCCCCTATTGGAAGCGGGGTGCATTCTGTCGTGCCACACCGTGCTGCCGGCCGTGTTTTACTGGCGCGGCGAATTCTCTGCCGTGACCGCGTACTTGCTGCTTATGGTGTGCAATTTCTGGAACGTCGTCTACTTGTTCGGGCATTTCTCTCTATCGCACACATTTACGGACGTGGTACCCGAGACCGAGCACCGGCTTTGGTTCGAGTACGCCATCCGGCACAGTGTGAATATCAGCAATAAATCCGCGCTAGTGGGATGGGTGATGGGCTACCTGAATTTCCAGATCGAGCACCACCTATTCCCATCCATGCCTCAATATAAAAACGCGATTGCTGCGCCGCACGTTCGCGCATTTTGCGCCAGGTGGGATGGCAAAAATGGCAGCGAATATCAGTTAAAATATGTGGAGTTGGGGTATGTAGAAGCTTGGCGAAAGATGTTTGCGAATTTATCCGACGTTGGTGCGCATTATTATAAAAACGGCGTGTGTCATAAATCTCATAATAATTAAATATTAATTTTAAAAATATAAAAAAATGTAATGTAAATTAATAAATAATAAAAATAAATTATAAAGTTAATTAAATAACGTATAAAATACAATATGCTATTGAATATGATCAATGTGGATGTATCCGGTCCGTATTTTAGCATATTAGTTATCATTGTTATTCTACTTTTTATATGGACTGTATGGGGGGCAAAAGAACGGCTTATAATAGAAGGGGTGGATTCAGAACCAGTACCAACACCAGCACCAACACCAGTAGCACCAACACCAGCACCAACACCAGTAGCACCAACACCAGTAGCACCAACACCAGTAGCACCAACACCAGCACCAACACCAGTAGCACCAACACCAGTAGCACCAACACCAGTAGCACCAACACCAGCACCAACACCAGTAGCACCAACACCAGTAGCACCAACACCAGTAGCACCAACACTAGTAGCGCCAATATTCACTCTCACGCCAAGTATAGCAGGCACCACAAACGCTGTACTTGGAATAAACACACTTATGCGTATTAAAAAGGATGGTATAATAACTATTACACTTCCACTTGAAATGGAAGTCCCAACCACCAACCTAACGATAACTCCTTCATCGTTTGGAAAAGTCGACAGCATTTCCAACGTTTGCGATTCCGACGATCTGGAAAAGTTATTGGCTTTCCAAATTCCTGAAATTAGGAAATGTACCGAGTATAATACAATAAATATAATAATGAATCCCGAATCATTGAAATTATTAACCGTCGAACAATTAAAATCAACCCAATCTATTTCGTTTTCGCTTACCGGGTTTAAAATTCCATCCTATGCGGCATCCTTAAATTTCGGGATTACTACCTCGGCCGATCCATTTATTGGAAAAAGAACAACGATTGCAAATACAGGCGGCGCCGGCCAGCCCACCGCAGGCGGACTCGACGGCGAGGTAACTGCCTGCAAGTTCGGAATAACGCTATCTGACGACTCCCCTGGCGCTAAGCTGGTCACCGCGAATTATAAATTTTCATTTACAAACGGTCCGGCCGCCGATCTGGCTACATTCACTATAAAATCTGGTAGCAAGATGTACTTTCTATTTAGCGACGATTTCGAGCTGCCATCGGTTGCCAAAATTCGGGTTATCGTAAACAAAACAACCGTTCTCAGTTCAGAAAAAGGTGAATATACCCTCAACTATAAACACCGGTGCAGTGAGTTTAAAAACTCGGTATCGGTATCCGTACCATTTTTACTCGGAATGTCCGAGTCCGACGCGTTCGAAAGCAAAAATAAATTGTGCGCAAAGTATTACACGATGGTATTAAATAAAGATATACGCGTGGATAAAGGAGAACTCATGATCAGTCTATCCGGAATAAAGAATCCGCCGTACTATTCACCCCCCGCCGCGGAAGGTAAACGCGACTATTTATTTAAACCGTTTAATTCGTCATTGTGTATTTTAAATATTGACACGACGCTGGTTTCGGGTAAGTACTTGATGGTTCCGTCTCCGATCACGTACGCTAACGCGGGTGCGTATTTTCGCGGGAATTATCCGATTAAAAATAATGGCGCTGGTGGCGGTGGCGGTGACGGATCGCACGGCGACGACGCCATTAGCGGCGGTTCCGTGTCGTCCCGATCGTCGGGGACGCACGCCGCAAACGTGTACACCGTGAATTATTTTTACGACGGCCAAGGTGCCGGCGAATACGGGCACATATCCCAACCCAAAATATTCGGACGGGCGCCGTATACGTACAACGGATATAGAACCGGTATAATGGGTTCGACGTCGGATGCATCTCTCGCGAAATTTTATAAGGATTACTACAGCAAACAACAGGGCGCTCAGTCCGCAACAGCAAATACAATCGGACAAATTGCGCCGCAGATGGGGGTGGCTCCAGCATCGTTGAATGGCGGCGTGCAACCATACGGTTCCGTAATCGATTTTGGATAAAATGATTTAAACGCAACGTCGCGGTATAGTTCATAATTAATTAATTAATTAAACACTATGCACAACAACAACAACAACAACAACAACAACACCGATTCGGATACATCCGTCGTTCCCATGTTACACATTGAGGAATTGATTAAACGGCATTATACCGTGAAATCCAAACACGGACACGCGCATCGCAAAAAATATTATGACGTGGATTGGCGGTTCTATGTTGTGCATAAGTACGGCCATTATGTCTTGTGCGGTACGCGATGCCCAATGTACGACACGTATAACGAGAAATGGCCCGTCGTGTCTGCGTCATTTATATCAACCAGGGACGTGTTTGAGTATATTGAGCTGCTGATTGGGTCAAATAAGGTAAATGTGACATTGTTTACCGCGGTTAACGACAATATCGATTTGACATTTTCTCTCCCTACCAACGAGCGATTTCGCGCACTGGACTCTGAACGCGAAAACCGTCGTACGGAACTCGTGGGGTATGACCATATCCGGACTTCACGCACCACCGCACCCTACAGTGACTCCAGAGTCATGCAGCTGCTCAAAACAATGTCGGTGCTGAATAGTGGAAATATGGTGCCTTTCACCGTATCGCCTCACCCGTCATTGCGAAAAGTTCAACTGGAACGGGAACGGGAACGGGAACGGGAACACGTCGGAGCGACAGGAGCGACAGAATGCGCGGCGCCAGCATTGGAACCAACCCAACCTCAGGCCGACTGCGATGAAGCGTATCACTATGATGACTATTACGATTACAGTCTAGGTGATTTTTATACGTCACAGATGTGAAGAGTGACGAGATGAATGAATATATAATAATTAAATCTGGTAAATCTGGTAAATCCGGTAAATTTACTGATTAAATTATTTTTTGCTATATTATAACGTTATAACTTCAACGGGGTGGGGAATCCGACGAGGTTGGCACCGATACCGAAGCCGGCGCCGGTGCGCGCGCTAACGGCCATACTGGGGATGTAGGTGTCCAATATGCTAAAGGTTGCCGCTGCGGTGAGCGCGATGAGCGCAACCTCATCTAAATTCAGCGAGCGTTTGGGAATGGCGTACGCCGCAATTGCAACCATGACGCCTTCGACCAAATACTTAATGGTTCGTTTCACGAGTTCTCCTAAATCAAACATGCCGGACATTCTGTTTTTATTTATGTATATATATTATTATGTGATATATTTATAAACATTCAAAAGAAAAAAATATTTTATTTTGAATGAACGTTTTATTTCAAAATAATAAACAAATACACCTAAAAAATACTTAAAACATTGAAACGTAATTTATGTACGCATCATATATACCTACATATACCCACCACACTACAAAAAATGTCATCATTTTCGCCAAACGGGGTTACCCCGAAGTCCAGTCCAAACTACGTCGATTTGCTGGAAGAAGATAAAGCCATCGCCGGACAAAAATTCGCGTGCCTGTCGTTCGTTTCACCCGAAGATATTTTGGAACAGAAGGAGCATTTTTATTTCAGGGAATTCCTAAAAGTGTGGGAATTCAGCAAGGCTGTTGAAAAGTACACCCAGTTTCTTAACTTTGTTTCGTACAAGTACGGGCTTGATTTCAACAAACTGGCCGAGGATTTGCAGGCTTTCGTAAAAGAAGAGAAGCCGGAACTTCTAAAGACGGCCATCGCCGATGAATTCAAGACGTTTGTCGACAATCACGAGGAACAGCTGGAAGCCGAATTTAATTCGCGCCACGATTTCCAGACATCCATTCGCGGCCTTAAAGTGCGCGGCGTGTATGCCACGCAGAAAGAGGCCGAACTGCGCTGCAAGCTGCTGCGCGAAGTCGACCCCAATCACGACGTGTACGTGGGCCCCGTGGGAATGTGGATGCCGTTCCACCCCGAGGCGTACAAGACCGGGCGCGTGGAGTATATGGAAGAGACGCTCAACCAGCTCATGTCGGAGAAGAAGACGAACGAGGAGAAGGCCCGGTCGGAATTCGACAAGCGCGTAAAGGATGCGAAACAGAAGGCGATGGAGGAGAATCAGCGCAATGCGGAGAAATCGGGCAATAAGCTGACGCAAACGCTGTCGAAAGAGGGCGAGCTCGTGAATGTCGCGCACCTTAACGACGATGATCTATACAGCACCGCGGCCCAGGTTCGCTCTCAGCTGTTTGAAGGCGAGAATATCGTTACATCGGAAGGCGGAGATCACGGCATGAGCGATATTTTGCAGAGACAGAAGCGCGAGTAGAATCGAGTTATTTATTTTGCGATTGCGATTGCAAGACAACCGATAAAAAATAAAAAGGTTAAGTTTTTATTTTTTATCAGAGACAGTAATAATAACAAAGCACTTCTCCCAATGTGAAGCACTTATTTACAGAATAAAATTGAATTAAACCGATAAATGCTTCAATATCATGAATACCACAATCTCACGCAATGAACCCAGGTAATTTTACTCGGAACTTGGACGAATTGTTGTATTTGGCCGGTCAAAAATCAAATCTGGTTCATAATTTGAAGAAAAACTACAGGGAAAATGTGCATTATATTGAGACCAAGACCCAGACAGTGAATCATATTAAACGGAATGGCGGTCAAAACAAAGTCACAATCATGCTCACTGAAGAAGCATTTGAAATATTCAAAAATTCATACAATATGCGAAACCGCTACATTGTGGATGTGAGCAAAGATGTGAAATGTGTCAAATTTGGAATGTGCATTGAAAATCAAACCATCGGATTCATTGCAAATGCATACAGCAATGTATTGGATGTCAAGCGACAGCATATCATGGGAAAATATCGGGTTGATTTATATTTCGTTGATCACAAACTGGTTGTGGAGTGCGACGAAAACGGGCACGAAGACAGAGACACGTTACAAGAACAAATCAGAGAGAATTACCTGAACGATGCCGGAAATAAGCTGATACGATTCAACCCCAATGCACGCGATTTTGATCTTTCGGATGTGATGAGAAAAATTAACGCAGTTTTGTTTGCCCCGAGGCCGGTTTAGTGTGTAATGTACTTTTATATTTTGAAAATGGGGTTTATGAAATCTTGCTCCCGCAATTGCGGGAGCAAGATTTAAAAGCGCGGCGATCTGAGTGAATCGCTTTTTACCATTTCGTCTTATTTACCTTGATTCGAGGCCCCTGCCCCTTCTTTTTCACGTTCGACGGGTCGTAACTTTCCTCCTCGTCGTCGGAATTCATATCTTTCGAGATTTCCCAGAACTCTTTCGAGCCAAGTTTGAACGGTCCGTGCGGTTGCGCCTTGTACCACGAAATTTGGTCCTGCAGCTTGTTTGATTTCACGTTGTTGTTGATAACGAGGCACTCGTAATTCTCGGTGCACTGGTCCATAACCTGCGTGAAGCTCTCAAATGTGGGAAACATGCCCGCGTAATTCTCGTAGATGCGTTTTCGATTCGCGATATATGGTTCGCGAAGAATAAAAACGTAGTCGATGTTCGTGCGCAAATTCGGCGGGATACCGAGCGGATATTGCATTGTGATGACTAACATTATCTTCCAATGACGCCCGTTCATAAAAAGTAACCGCATCATAATGTCCTTGGTCCATTTATTGTCGTAGAGACAATCGTCTAAAACGACAAAGGTGCGGGGGTCAATGGACGATTTCTTGTACGCATCGATCTCCTTTTTCATTTGTTTTAGAACGGCCTTTTGGCGTTTCAGGATATTTTCGATGATTGCGGTATTGTACTGGTCGTGGATGAACAATTTAGGCACATGTTCGCCGAAAAACCCGTTCCCCGCCTCCGTTCCCGAAATCACGGTCCCGATGGGGATGTCCTGGTGGTAGTACATTAGATCCTGAATGAGGAAACTTTTCCCGGTATCTCTGCGCCCGATGAGGACGATGACGGGCCCCTTGTTCTCGTTCGGTTTGAAACTGATCGAACGCATATCAAATTTAGAGAGTTCTAAATTCATTTTTTCGGTTTTTGGTTACGCGCTTGAATGTTTGCAATATTTAAATTATTTAAATTCTACGAATTAAACGATTTACTTTTACAAGGTTTTTTTTATATTTGTATTATATAAAGTATAAACTCAAATAAATTAACTAGTATTAAATTGCAATGTCGTCAGGATCAAAATCACCAGATCCGAAATCGGATGCGGCGTGCAAGTATATAACTGACGCTATTAAAGGACTTGGCGAGTTAAATACGGCGGTTTGCTCTGGCGCTGGAGGTACTCCTGTAAAAAAAGAAGAACCCAAGGCCACTGCCATGTCCAAAGAAAGTATTTTAGATTGGTTAAAAACTAAAGAAGTAGCAAACGATTTTTTAAAAGGTGCTACAGTTACTGACGATGATGGTTCATTTAAGATCGCAGTGGACGATAAAACATTTGATCTGGTCGAATCAGCTGGAACTATTGATGACCAGGCAGATGCCATTGCCGCGGCACTATCAGGCACCCCAACCCAAAAAATGGTGTTAAAAGGAGGCCGGCGCGGAAAACGATCGGCGCGTAGAAATCGTAGAAGCAGTAAAAGCAGTAAAGGCGGTAGAGGCAACAGAAGCCGTAGAAGCCGTAAAGGATGTAAGAAAAGTCGTAGGGGTGGTCGCACTATTAAAGGCGGGGCTAAAATGGGCAAGGAATTACAAGCGTGGATGAAGCGACAAAAAGCTGCGACTGGAATAGACCCTATTTCAAAAAAAACTATAGCCAAAACTAAGACGAAATCCCAGGCAACTGGCAGCGAACAACGTTCTGACTCCGGGAAATACGTGGAAGCTACAAAACGCAAATTTTAGCCATCCATTTATTATTTATTATAATTATAATATATAATAAAAAACATGCGACACATAACCAAAAAATGCCGCAGACCCCTCCCCTACCCCAAAAGAAAATACGCGAAAACGCGTCATATTCAGAATGGTGGCGGCGTTGTTGATAGACGGGAATTTGACAATGGGGATGTGTATGAAGGCGACATTCGGAATGATCAAATGAGCGGTCAAGGTAAAATGACATTTGCCAATGGAGATGTGTATAAAGGCGAGTGGGATAGCGATACAATACACGGAAGTGGTACAATGATTTATGCCGATGGAGAGAGGTATGCAGGTGAATGGGAATTTGGTAAAAGGCACGGAAAAGGTAAAATGGTGTATGCCAGTATGGCGGTGTATCAAGGCGACTGGCGGAATGGCCAAATGAGCGGTAAAGGTAAAATGACATTTGCCGATGGGGCAGTGTATGAAGGCGACTGGCGGAATGATGAAATGAACGGTCAAGGTAAAATGATATTTGACAATGGGTCATTGTATGAAGGCGCCTGGGCTAATGATGATATGAACGGCCAAGGTAAAATTATTTATGCTGATGGAAACATTTATGAAGGCCATATGTACGCTGGTATGAGCGACGGTTACGGTAAAATGACATATGCTGATGGCAGCATTTACGAAGGTCAATGGTATGGTAATAATAGGCACGGAGAGGGTACAATGAAATATGAGGATGATGGCAGCACGTATGAAGGTGACTGGTGGAATACCAGGATGCATGGAGACGGCGAAATGAGATATGCGGATGGCACCGTATATAATGGCTTATGGCGCGATAATGCCCAACATCCACTCTTTAACCCAGAGACAGGCGAATTGGCAGACAATCTGGAGTATAATCCCCAGGTTCCAGTGATTAGTTTTTCCAATAGTGATAATAGGCTGTACGCGTCCAATACATACAGCTACACGGATTCAGCACTTGATGAAAGGAATGTATTAGAAGATTTAAAATCCGATTCGGATCTGATTGCATTGAAACTGAACCGGACTTACTATGTCGTATCAAAACCTGATATTATACGCGCGTCCAATAACAAAAATTTCATTAAATATCAATGCAGAAAATTTTGTACAGACGCAGACCCGAACATTGATGTGATTAAATCCGACCCTTATTTAGCTATAAATGGACTTTTTGGCGCGCAAGGGTTGGTGCCTCTACGTGAATTATGGGCTGCCGTTAATTCGGGGCATCACGCGTACGAATTGGTTAAGATTGGGCAATTGCCAGGAATTGCATCGCATCATGTAGTGTATGATTACGGATCGTGGGTATCATCTGACCATTGCCAGGATCGGAATTCAAATCACGATCCATTTGAATCGCAAATAATCGACCCCACCGGCACCGTATACGCCTTAAAAAAATTGCAAATCGCCAAAGCACCACGCAGGTCTAAAAAGTCTAAAAAAGTAACCAGAAGAAATAAAGGCCATTATAGAAGCGGTGTTTATAAACCTGACCACATTACACCAATTAGACCAAGCTCCAAGCGGAGTGGTTGAACGGCGCGACCAGAATTTCCGAGATCTTATTTCGCCAGTGGTCCACCCGCTCCTGATGCTTCAAATCGTTCATATTCTTCGGGTAAATGGGCGTCTGCTGCATCAGTTTCGCGGCATCGGCCGTCATCGGCGGCTTGTTTCCGTAGCAGTTCACGCCGTACTTGCTGTTTGTTTTGTCAATGTAGCCGCCGTTCACCCCGGGCCGCCCGCAGTCGTTCTCGTGCCCCTTAACCTTCTGCAGCTTTCGCCACGTGTCCTTCTGCGTGGGAAACAGCGCCATCTGGTTGTCCGACCAGCCGTACGAGCACCATTCCGCGCCCTTATTGTACGCCTCCTCCATTTCATTGTACGACGCCAGCCGCGCGCCGTACGCGTCGCAGATGGCTTTCGCGTCCTCGTAATTGTAGTAATTGCCGGGGATGTTGAACACCTGCTTCTGTAGTTTGAGCACGGGGAGCGCGTTGCTGCTGTTCGGCTGCTCGACCGCGATATCGATCTCCGGGTTTTGCGAAAACAGGTTTCGAACCTCGGCGGTCAGGTTTATGTTGAACAAGTACTGCATCCCGTTGACGAAAATGAGCACGACGAATATGGACCAGACCAGAATCTCAAACAGGCGCGTGAGCCGCGGATTCGATCCGTTTGAGCCGCTAGACCCATTACCCGACGACGAATCCGACGAAAACACGCTAAATATGGAGCCGGACGATCCGGACGATCCGGACGATCCGTCGGATCCCGATCCAAGCGATGAAAACAGCACGTAAAACACGACGATAATCACAATTAAAAACACAACAATTACCGGGTTTCCTTTGTTCGCAGATGCGAAGCCGAATGTCGGGTTCTCGATACTGGTTATCGGATTATAATTTATATTCATTCAAAACTTACTATACTTATATATTATTTATAATAATTTTTATAATAATATTTAATTAATTCATCAATTCATCAATTCAATTAAATATTCTATATTTTTATTTACGTCGCCTATAAAAGAGACAGTATGGCGCACTACCGTCTAAATGCGTCATTTTCGGGACAATCTCCCCCACGCGCTCGTCATTGAAATTAAACCACCGACCGTCTGCCACGCGCACGGTTGCGGTATAGTGCCCGCCACCGATCGAGCCGTGATGGTTGCACACGCCGTACAAGTCGTACACGTACTTTTCGGGGGTGTACCCGCGAACGTATTTCGCAAACGACGCACCTTCGAGCGGAATATCGATATGCGTGTTGTTTTTTTTGTACCGGCCGTAGTTTGATGTCGGGACGAACCGTTTCAAATCAATCACCATTATTTCCGGCATGCTCCAAAATACCATGGCTTTATTCACCGGCTGTTTTTTACCGGTGACTTCGTTGAACCACGCGTTTTCACCATCCAGCTGTTCGGATTCGCAGTACTTGTCAAAACAGTCATACAGCGTTAATACCTTCGATCCGGTCTTTTCTGGAATGCACATATTTAAAACCGAGTACGGTTCTGGTTTGGCGCTCAAAATTCCGTTACCGGAATTTACATTTCCAACATCGGTAATTACCGACATTTGTATACCGTAGAGCATGTCCAGGCACTCCGAGTAGTCGCGCGCGTAGCGTTCTTTCAACATATCGTAGCACTGCCGGGCAATTGTGTCGGTCGGATTTCGTTCGGTCCCGTCGATCCGCATCACGACCGCGCGCGCGCACGCGTTGTGAAACGCGTCGAATATAAAGAGCAAAAACTCCGACGTATCGTTCTGATCCCAGCCTTGAAATTCGACGGCGCCGGTTTCGCGTGCGACGCGCTGGATTATCGAGACGAACCTGCCCGGAGAAACGGTGCAATTTTGGTTCCAGAGGATTTTGCGCAAATCGTCCCACTCGTCCAGCAGAACCGCGTTCGGTTTCCGGTTTGGAAGCGTCTTGCGACGGGCGGACAGCTGGGCGTTGTCCAACAAGTCGTTCAGTTCGTACGTGTGCGACAGCACGCTCAAACACGCGTTCATGTAGCACGTGTTCCCCTTATTTACAATTCCTGACAGGCCTTTACCGACGTACTTATCACGGTTGTACGACATTACTTAAATAATTAACTAATTAACTAATTAATAATAAAATAATAAATAATTAATTAACACACCATTTCTTTAAATTAGAATTGTATATACACTAACACACTAACACAGCGCATTTCCAAATGCAACCACCGCGAGAATGCCGAGAACGAGCCCAACGTGATAATTGTACTGCATTGTGCGATACACGCTCAGCCACGCGGCAGTTTCTTCACCGGATTTCAAATGGAGCACCATCCAGTCGCTTTTCGGCGAGAGAATGTAGTAGAAATAGTTCACGCTAAATGTAACTGCCGCGATCATACAAAGAAGCCCGCCACGAGACCCGATGAAATATTTACGCATAGTTACCAGAAGAATCATTGAGAGAATAAACCCCAGTACCAACCCCGTAAAATATATTTTTTGTCGCTCCATTGTTATACGGGCATATCGCTCCTGATTGTCGGGTGACAGTTTTGAAACGAACTCTTGGATGACCGCCCTCTTGTGACTAAATACGCAGCAGTAAATGTTCGCAATTATAAAAACCACCGCCACGGCGCAACTGATTGCACAAACCATTCTGTTTTGGAGTTTTGGAGTTTTGGATTTTTATATATAAATTATTCATTTATTTTATTTTTTTTGCGGGTATTATTTTTTTTTGCGGGTTGTTGTTGTTGTTGTTGTTGTTGTTGTCGTTGCGTTTTTGCCCCATTCCCCCAATATCGCCGTTTATCTGCGTCAGGCGAAAGCATTTTAAAGAGCGCGTCGTAGAGCGTTTCGGGAACTACTGCATTACGATTCCCGCCAGACTTATTCCGACCGCCGTCGGTATTATTGTCATCGCTACTGCTACCGCTGTCGCTACTGCTGTCGCTACCGCTGTCGCTACTGCTACCGCTACCGCTTTCACTACTGCCACCCCTGCCAAGAACCGTTTTGACTCGAGAATTGTCGTATATTGATGATAATGATTGTGATTGTGATTGTGCATCCGATTGGTGGCGGTTTATAAGAAACAACCCGGCGGGAACCGCCCGAGTACCACCGAACAATAATGACGAGACGGATGAATCGCCGCCGCCGGTCTTTTTATTTTTTTTTGGTTCATTTACATCTTTTACGTTAATTATGGGTGGCGCACCGCCTTCCATAAGTTCGGATTTTAATACGTACCCTCCGCCCATATACTCATTATTCTTGTCGCGCGTAAATACAAGATCTGATTCGGTGAACATTTTTATTTTTTATGGTCTATACCTTCTAAATATAAATACAGCAAATATAATAAAGGCAGCAGCGCGTTATTATATATTAATTATATTAAAATTCAAGAGGCCGCGCGCAATGTTAGCCACGACGGGTTCAGAATCAAAATTGACCGGCACCGTTAAATTCAAGCGTCTCACCACCGATGCGGTCGTGCCGACGGCGTCCACACGAGGCAGTGCCGGAATGGACATCGCGTCCCGCGTCTACGTCGTAGTGCCCGCAAAGGAATGGGTCACCATTCCCACCGGTATTGCAATAGAGCTTCCGGGGGATTGCTACGCGCGCATCGCGCCCAGGAGTGGTCTCGCATTTCACTACGGTCTGATGATAAACGCTGGCGTGATTGACAGCGACTATCGCGGCGAAGTCAAGGTCATCATGTATAACCCGGGAACCACGGCGTACCACATTTCGGCCGGGGATAAAATCGCCCAGCTTATTTTTGAACGCATTTACGCGCCGTCAAACTTGTTTGTTGTCGTGTGCGATCCGAATATGGAGTCGGACCAAGAACAAGAACCGCCAGGCTCCGCATCATCGGCAGAACGCGGTATTCAAGGGTTTGGAAGCACCGAGCGACGCATCGCTGCAGCCGCAGCCGATACACCGCAGCAAAAAACGGATTAGGATTAACAGAATTTAACAGAATTAGCGGCGACGCGTGAATTTATTAAATTTCCTAAATGAGGACGCCGTGCCATTTTTATTGCCGCGTTTTTTCATAGAATGCTGAAGCGCGTACAATCCAAACGGAACCAGCGCCTGCTGAATGATGCCGCCTAGACCGGGAAACAGGCCGCCGCGCTGACTCTGCGTATGCCCCCGGCGCCGGTGCTTGCTGCCGTGAGATCGGTTTTTGCGACGTTTGCCACCGCGAAGGGATTCTGCCGCGTGGGTGTACAGTGTAGTATTTAAAGTGTTCATTTAATTTAATTTAATTTAATATTAATACCAAAGAAAATAATATTAAACAATTCAAATATAAATAATGTACGGAATACGTACCTAATACCCCTACCTAATACAATTTAACTACCACCCGGCGCTCGCGTTTCCAATGACCGAAACCGTACATTTCTTGGGCGCTCCATTTGATTTTGAACGTATTGAACTGAGCACGCCGAACGGGTTACAGGGCGGGTCGTACTTTACTAAATTAACGCACAATAACGAACCGCTGTACATCCAAACCCCTAAATGTGGAACGCGCCAGGGCATAGTAATCGGCGTCAGTGGGAAAAAAGCGCACTATGACATTCTATTGGATTCCGCGTCGAATACGCCTATTTCATCTGAACGAACCGCATTTATAGCGTGGCTTGAGCGCGTTGAAGAGCGCGTAGTGCAACTTCTTCACGACAAGGGCCGCGTGTGGTTTACAAACGAGATGTCGATCGAAGATATTCGATCCCTGTTCACGTCACCCATAAAATCGTGTCGTGGCGGAACGCAGTTTCTCATTCGCGCGAATATTGCATCCAGCAAAACGAACTCGGGGCAGTTTGCCTGCAGCGTGTATGACGAGCACGAAAACCAGACCAGCATCGAGTACATTACCCCCGACCACGCAATTATTTCGATTATTGAAGTTACCGGCGTACGGTTCACATCCCGCAGCTTCCAGCTCGAACTGGCGTCCAAACAAATGGCGGTTTTAGCAAACAAGCCCATTTTTGAAACGTGCATTATTAAAAAAACCGCACCGCTTCCGGAAGTGGGCCCAGTACCAGTACCAGTACCAGTACAAGCCCCAGCCCCAGTACCGGCGGTGGCAGTATCAGAGGTAAACTCCGCAGTAGAACTTGAACCATGTCTTACCGAAATTGATCTAGGCGTATGCGGTAATGAAACGGGCTCGCAAAGCATCCACATTAAATCACCGGTAGAAGTGTATTACGCAATGTATCGGGCGGCAATAAAACGCGCACGCGAAGCTAAAAAAATAGCGATCGACTCCTATTTAGACGCAAAAAACATAAAAAATGTATATAAACTGAATTTAGTGGATGACGATGACGACGATGACGATGACGATGACGATGATGATGATGATGATGGTGGTGACGATGATGGTGGTGACGACGATGATGCTGATGCCGATGATGATATTGAAGACATCGACAATGGTATTGAACCGCTTGAACCTCGCGGGAAAGCAAAACTAGATATTCATGATTCGGTATCGTTGAACATCAGCGATGGAATTATTGTACTATAAATAATTAAGTATTTAGAGATAACAAAACTCATTTTATTATTATTAATTAAAATATATTTAATTCATAAAAATAAAAATATTTTTATCGTTTATTTTATATATAAGAATAATAAACAACCATCATATTCTGCAATGAATTCCGCAATCAGAGATTTACAAAGAAATTTCAAGCAGCACCACCTAATCGTTATTTTAGGCGCTATTGTATTGTTATGGGCCATCCATCAGTATTCGACCGACAAGAGCTTCTTCCCTGAAAAATTCGGCCAAAATGGCCAGGTTACAGCGCTGTCACCCGTTGCAACTTCCGCAAGCGCCGGAACCGGGTTTCAGCCGTCCAGCGGAATGCAGGGTAACGAATACGAGGATGTTACGGGCATCAACAGTCCCGCCGTGTCCGCTCCCAGTTGCACCAAACAATCGGTTTCAACCCCGGGAGACCTCTTGCCCAACACAAATCTGCTTCCCAAAGACCCCAACAGCCAGTGGGCTCAGTTGAACCCGTCGGGTGGCGGCGATTTAATGAACCAGAGTTTATTGAGCGCCGGCTTTTTAGCAGGTATCGACACCATCGGCAACACGATGAAGAACCCCAATTTGCAAATTCGTTCCGAGCCACCCAATCCCCAGCTCAACGTGGGCCCCTGGAACAACAGCACCTTCTCTCCCGATCTCATGCGCACTCCTCTGGAAATTGGGTGTGGCGCACAGTAAATAGGTAAATAAATCAATAATTAAACAAACAAATAAATAAATAATTTAATATTTTATTTACGGGTAAAATATTATATACACTAGTATATGTGCGCGCGTCGAATTACTAAATAAATGAAGATAGATATTCTAGGCTACGTTATTATTTTTTTCATCATTGTAGTCTGCCTGAAACTTTACCAGGATTCGGACATGTTTAACCTGAAGTGCATTATATCAACTGTGGACGGAAACAAGTACTGCGTGCGTGAACGGGAACGATTGGAAGAATCTGCGGACATGCTTGCGCGAATCACCGGTAAAATGAAAAAGATTGTCTCCGTGTTGGGGGAGAAGTACCCGGACCGCGCCAACGTGAAGCGGCTTGTGACGCGGTTCAAACCTGAAAAGGTCTCCGAAACGCTTCCCACCAGCGAATTCACCGCTTACAGCGAGAATAAGGGAGAGAAACTCGCGTTCTGTCTCAACACGACCAAGAACGGTAGCAAATTGATTGACGAAAATACGCTCACTTTTGTGGCGCTGCACGAACTGAGCCATATTGCAACCGAGAGCATTGGCCATAAGGATGAATTCTGGGACAATTTTCGGTTTTTAATTAAAGAGGCCAGCGATTTGCATATTTACAAGCCGGTCGATTATAAAAAAGACCCGGCGAACTATTGCGGAATGAAGATTAGCGACAGTCCGTATTTCGATAACTAAAAATGGAATTAAAAAAATTGAATGAGTATTTAAGATACGTATGATATTGTAGGCTTATTTCATTACAAAGTACAACAACAACAACAACAACAACAAAAATGTCGTCACCTATACCATCTGGTTCCAGTTCTGTATCCGTACCCCCCGCCACCGCCACCGCCACCACATTCAAGGATGTTCGACGTCAACAAGCTCGCGGAATGCGAGTAACAAAAATGGATGCCGATACACAAACCGATGTACCGTCCGAACAAAATCCAGAGAAATGCTGTTCTATTTGCCTTGAATCAAGGGACCCGGCAACGGATCCAAGAAATACGACAATCACCGGCTGCGGGCATTTGTTTTGCACATCTTGCTTGTTGAAGCATTTGGCAATTCGCAACACGTGTCCAAACTGCCGTGCCGAAATTGAACCAGCCCGTGCACCGACCATTGAACCGCTAACCGCGGTAACGGTTGCAACGATTATCCGAGAAGAGGAAACTGCGATTGATATGTCTCGCAGAATTGCAGTTATTGGCGCATTTCCCGACACCGAAGGTCGTACCGCGATGATCCTGTCCCTCGCTCGAGAACTAGCATTCGGATCGGCGCACAGTATGGCCGGCTGGCAGGGAACCGATGACTCGATATACCACGAGTCTTGGACCCAATACGAATATACCCCACCTGAGGATGATGAAGATGAAGATGAAGATGAAGATGAAGATGAAGATGAAGATGAAGATGAAGATGAGGATGCTGAAGATGAAGATGCTGAAGAAAATGATCAACGCGAACGCAACGAAGGAAATGAAGCAGCAGTTGGAGCAATCGCAATCGAAACAGAAACAGCAATCGCAATCGAAACGGTCAGAACAGAACCAGGACCAGCAGGACCATCAATATCGGTGTCACCGCAGCGCGTCGCTTTAACTCAGCAACGCCCATTGTTTCTGTCGCCAAGGTTATTCAATTTTCCTTTGCAACCAATGTATTCCGTGGCGAGTGCGGCGATGAGTGTGGCGACTGTGGCAAATACCCAACCATCCCATCAACTCCGTATTCGCGACAATTCCTACGAAACTACCGAATTTTGGATCGCTGTACGGATTGTTGTCTTTGTGTTATCAGTATATGCTGTGTTACGATAAACGTGTGGGCCCTCCTCATTCCTCATTTGGTTTCCTCGTGTATGAAATAAAAATAAAAACAAATAAAAATATTTTTATTTTTATTTTTATTTTTATTTTTATTTTTATTTTTATTTTTATTTTTATATAAGAATTTGTGCAAACTCCGGACCTGTGTCTGAACCCGTAATAGTGAGTGGAATGTATGCGTACGGCTCCACAATTTGAATACAGTTCGTATATGGTTTTGGGGTGGCGTCGGGTATATGCATTTGGTTGTGGACATCGACCGCCGTGAACGAAACGAGATCGTGCGCCAAATACTTTCCAAAATCGTCCGATACGTTTCTTTGCCGATTTTTGAATGCGTCCATATGGTCAGTATACGTATCCCGCGTCACAATAGTGCACCCGCGCCCCAACCCCGATTCAATCCGGATCAGATAAGCCAATAGGATGAATAAGTCATCATTCAGCCCGCACGGAGTTGTAATGAACTGGACCTTGCTCGTTTCAAGAACGCTATTCACTTTCAACACATAGTCTCGGGAGTCTCGGGAGTCTCGGGAGTCTCGGGAGTCGGTATGCGACACGTGAAGAATAACGAGCGGCGAATGACCGCGCGTCTGCAATATTGTAATCATTCGGCGCAGATCCTCCGGGTTGGGCTCACCGTTTCGCGAATGTAGCACATTTCCTCCGTCAATGATCACATCATACCCAACCGACGAGCACGAAGTTGCAAGCGTACGTATTTGGTCAATTGTCGCAATATGCTTCTTCGTTTTATTTTTCGGGTTTGAGTCAAGCGCGTCGGTTATTTTTTCAATGTAGTGTTTGCAGTCTGGAAGCGCGTATCGTCGTAAAACCGACGACGCGTCAAACTCGGTTCGAACCCCTTCCGCGTAGTGCATAAACTTACCGTTCAAAAGCCGAAACAGGTACGTCATTCCGTGATCAATGAACATCTTTATGTCCTTGGGTTCCAGTAGCGCAACGTCAATGTGCTCCTCAAACAGCCGAATGTTGTGAGTCGGGTCGCGCTTATAAATCATAAGCTCAAAATAGTCGCGCTTCATAGAAAGACGGTCAAATAGTACCGAAATCAGCGATTCGTCTCTCTCCTGAATTGCAAGTCGTAGGGTCATGGTTATAATCCCTCGCTCGGTTGTAGTCCTCACCATTTCGAACTTTTCATCAACCAGTTTCCGCATCTCATCAATGCGGTTGGCCCTAAACGCCTCACTCATCTGTTTTTGAAATAGCCCGTTCTCCTTTTTTGCAAGTTTCATCCTAGTTCTTTTCTTATCGTCGATCACTGTAAGTGATAAACCGCGCTAGACCAAAATCTTTTCAATTTTTTTATTCGTACCAGTATTAGTAAACTTCTAGAAGTGGACTATTCATATTAACAGCGTATCCTAAATCGGCAAGCACGCCCGCCGTTGTGGTTGAAAACACGAAAGCTAGACTAGTCATGAGGGTTGACATAATTTCAAAAGGTAGCGGATCATGAACGATTGGACCGGCTCCATAATCGAATGTGCGATATTCGAGGTTCTCATTATCGTCGAGACCTTCTTCAAAATGAGACCACGCGGATCCAGGGCCACCAAAACTATTTTCAATTGGAATTCGGCTAAATTCCGTCCCAAACGATGTTCGATATGCCGCAATGGCTTGACTGCCTGCCGCATTTCCGTTTAGTCCAACGTACCAAGTTTTAGTTTCATCCAATAACCGACCCCATCCGCGAGTTTTCGGCTCTGCATAATACCCGATACCCAAACAGTGAAGCGTTTCATGAATTAAAACCGGCATCACGGACCATACGGGAGCGCCGTTTAAAGCGGCCATTACTCGTTCATTCCCGGTTGTTATAAACACCGGATGATTCAAGTTAAACACTATTTGGGAATATGTTGGAAACGGCGGGAAAACCGTATCATCCCATTGGGTGGCGTCAATAATGGCCCCGCCTAATACGTCTGGCCCGTATGGCCACCCTTCGGTAAACAAGACGAGATCTATAACTATATCGTATTCTGACGTGCAGAGCCTTCGATTCGATGTATTGATAATAATAGACTCCAAGAACTGCTTGGATTCATTAATTGCGTGCAAAAGGAGTTGTTCGTTCTCATTCTCGGTGCCAAATACAAACGGCGTGCCGGTTTGACTGTAACAATTGTATTTTATTTTAAACGGGTGCGGTGTTTGCTCCGGAAAAGCGAAACTGGGTGCGAATGTAATGGTTTGTACTGGTTCTGGCAATTGTATCGGCAAAACGGGAATAACGGGAAGAACCGATTGTCTGAGTTTCGCATTTCTGGCAAATCGATTCACGGCACCCACACCGGAACCCAATACAAACGGACTATTTTTTAACCCGTTGTTAATATCGGCCATTAGCGCCATTCGTTTTCGCCTTAACATTTTTTATTAAATATCTACTAATACGTTATTTTAATATTTTAATATTTTAATATTATCAACATATTTAATAAAAAATTGATCATAATTCCAAACCGGTCTCGAATAATATCAAAGTTCGATTCATTCATTCACTCATAAATAACAATGACAACAACCGGTGGTGTGCACGAGTCCGACAGTGCGAATCTGTCAAATCTGTCAAAATATCAAAAAATGACGGACTTGGAACACGTTTTGAAAAAACCAGACACCTATATCGGATCCATCCAGCCGTGCGAAACCGTCGATTACATTGCATCAGCAGGCACGGGCGCGGGCGCGGCTATTACAAACACGACAATGGTAAGAAAGCAATTCATATATATTCCAGGTTTGTACAAGCTCTTCGACGAAGGTATTGTGAATATGCGCGATCACGTGGTTCGGCAGGCACAAGCTGTCGCAGATGGCAAGCCAGATGCACTGCCCGTAACCTGTCTCGAGATCACTTGTTCCGCCGTTGACGGAACCATCTGCATGACGAACGACGGCAACGGCATCGATGTCGCCCAGCACCCCGAACACAAGTTGTGGATTCCGGAAATGATTTTCGGACACTTGCGCACCTCCACCAACTACGACGAAAACAAAAAAGAAAAGATTGTTGGCGGGAAAAACGGGTTTGGATTCAAGCTGGTCCTTATTTGGTCGACGTGGGGATCAATCGAGACCGTCGATCACGTGCGCGGCTTGAAATACTACCAGGAGTTTCATTCAAACCTTACAACCATTTCGCCTCCGAAAATCACCAAATGCACCAAGACCAAGCCGTACACCAAGGTAAGTTTCCGCCCCGATTACGCGCGCTTCGGCCTCGCTAGTAATGTGCCAACTCCTGATACAATGGCCCTGTTTATGAAACGCGCGTTCGATATTGCAGCAGTCACCGACCGATCCATTCGGGTGAAATACAACGGCGAAACCGTGCCAGTGAAACATTTCCAGCAGTACGTGGACTTGTATGTCGGCGGCAAGAGCGACGTGAAACGCGCGTACGAATCACCCGACCCCCGGTGGGAATACGTGGTATGTCTAACCCAAACAGACGAATTCGCGCATGTGTCGTTCGTGAACGGTATTTACACGCCAAAGGGCGGAAAGCACGTCGACTACATTCTCGGCCAACTCGTAAGAAAGCTGGCAGCGCTCATTAAAAAGAAGAAAAAGGTGGACGTGAAACCAAACACGATCAAGGAACAACTGATGCTGTTTCTGCGGTGCGATATTGAAAACCCGTCATTTTCAAGCCAGACCAAGGATGAGCTCGGCACAAATGTGAGCAATTTCGGATCGTCGTGTACCGTGAGCGACGATTTCGTCGAAAAAATCGCGAAAATGGGCGTGATGGATGCCGCGTGCGCGCTCACGGAAGTGAAAGACGCCAAATCCGCGAAGAAAACCGACGGTGTGAAATCGCGCACCGTGCGCGGGATCCCCAAATTGATGGACGCGAATTTTGCGGGAACGGATAAATCCGCGCAATGCACCATCATCTTTTGCGAGGGTGATTCTGCCAAGGCGGGTATCGTGTCGGGCTTGTCAAAGGAAGACCGCAACTTTATCGGCGTCTACCCGATGAAGGGCAAGATGTTCAATGTGCGCGGTGAAGCCACGAAACGTATCGCGGAAAACCACGAAATTGCCGAAATCAAGCAGATTATGGGTCTGGAGACCGGACGCGAATACACGCCGGAACTCGTGGCGTCCAAGCTGCGCTACGGTAAAATTCTCTTTATGACCGACCAGGATTTGGACGGCTCGCACATCAAGGGGCTCGGAATCAACCTGTTTCAGTCCGAATGGGCATCGCTGTCGCATATTCCGGGTTTCATCGGGTTTATGAATACGCCGATTCTGAAGGCTACCCGGAACGGTGGGGGTGGTGGCAGCGGCGGCGGCGGTAAAACAAAGCTCTTCTACAATGACGGCGAGTACGAAGAATGGAAGCGTTCCCTCGCGCCAACCCAGGAAGAACAAGACGCTATCCTGAAAAGCTGGAGTATCAAATATTACAAGGGTCTCGGAACCAGCACGAGCAAGGAGTTCAAGGAGTATTTCGAGGAGAAGAAAACAGTCTCGTTCGTGCACGGCGGCGAAGGATGTGACAACGCAATCGATATGGCGTTCAATAAGAAACGCGCCGATGATCGCAAGACGTGGCTCACCGCGTATTCGCGCGAAACGTTTCTCGACACCCGAAAACCCGAAGTGTCGTATTCCGACTTCATCGACCGCGAGATGATCCATTTCTCGGTATACGATAACGAGCGGTCCATTCCGAATTTGATGGACGGCCTGAAACTCGGCCAGCGTAAAATCCTCTACGCCGCATTCAAGAAGGGGCTTGTCAAGCAAGAAATCAAGGTGGCGCAATTCAGCGGGTACGTGTCCGAGCATTCGGGGTATCACCACGGCGAAGCCAGTCTGAACGCCACCATTGTGGGAATGGCGCAGAACTACGTTGGCAGCAATAACATCAATTTGTTCGAGCCCAACGGTCAGTTTGGGACTCGTATTCAAGGAGGGAAAGATTCTGCGAGTGAAAGATACATCTTTACGGTATTGAACCCGCTCACACGCCTGCTGTTTCGCCACGAAGACGACGGGATAATGAAGTACTTGAATGACGACGGCGAGCTCGTGGAACCCGTGTTTTACGCGCCAGTCATTCCGACCGTGCTTGTCAATGGAACCAAAGGAATTGGAACGGGGTTCAGCACGGATATAATGTGCTACAATCCGACACAAATCATCGCGTACATCCGCGCGCTTCTATCGGTAGATGGGCTCGACGTGGATGACGACGCGCAGTGCATTGCCGCTGCAGGCGGAATTGCAATCGAACCGTTTTATAACGGGTTTAAAGGTACAATTGCTCGAGTGGATCAAGAATCTGTCGCTGCAAAATACGCAATCAAGGGCACGTACTCGATCATTGATGATCACCGCGTCCGCGTGACCGAGCTGCCCATCGGCTTCTGGACTGAAGATTTCAAGGCGCATTTGGAGGCACTTATGGAGCCAACTCCTCCCGGATCTAGCGGTGGCGCGGCGTCGCCGCCCGTCATAAAAGAATACTGCGATATGAGCACCGACACTGTGGTGGATTTCGCAATTACATTCACACAGCCGATTAGCGAACGCGATCGATGCTCTACCGGCGCAACCGAATGCAACGCTCTCGAAAAGCTTTTGAAACTGTATACCACGCAAACCACCTCCAATATGAACCTATTTGACGAGCGGGAACAGCTGCGCAAGTATGACACCGTGCACGATATTGCGCGCGCATTCTTTCGAGTACGGCGGGAAATTTACGAGCAGCGCAAACAGTCGATGCTCGCAAAATTGCGAAATGATTTGGATATTCTTACCAATCGAACGAGATACATTCAGGAACAGCTGGACGATACGCTCGATCTGCGCCGCCAAAAGCGCGAAACGCTGATAGCCACACTACAATCGAAGGGGTACGCGGCGCGCGACGGAGGGTACGAGTACTTGCTGAAAATGCCGATGGATTGCGTTACCGACGAGAAAGTCGCCAGTTTACTGGTAGAACGGGATACGAAGCAGCGCGAACACGATGATCTGCTGAAGACCGGTTCTGCCAAACTATGGATGCGTGATTTGGACGCGTTGGAAAAGACGTATACGGAGATCACGATGCATCGCAGTCGCGCGGCCGCCGAGTCCGCCGCGAAATCGGGTGCTTCTAGTGCCACTGCCGCCGCAACTGCAGGAATAAAAGTGAAGAAGACGGTGCTGGTGAAGAAGAAGATTATGAATTAGTATCGTCGTTGTCTTTTTACGGATTTCTTACTAAAGTATTAAAAAAATTGAATTGCTTTTTTTATATTTCGTATATATAAGTAGTGCCTCTTTCCAGAACAAATGTCATCATCTTCGTCGTCTCAACCCCTCAATGGAGCTGCCGGAGCTCTCAATCTTACCGAGCCCCAAACCTGGTCGCTCGTACAAGCGCAGGCCGCGGCCGGCCTATCCGCATCCAAATGTGAATGCGCCGTATGCTGCGAAGTCTTCACCAAGCAACGCCGCAAACCGATCCGATGCAATGCATGCGACTACGTCGCCTGCAACAACTGCTACAAAATCTTTCTTACAAGCGATGGCGTAAGTCGTCCAAAATGTATGAACGCCGAATGCAATACCGAATGGACCCTCGGTTTCCTGAAGGAAACGTTCACCGACTCGTTCATTTCGGGTGAATTGCGCGAACATACCACCAAAATCCTCTTCCAGCAACAAATTGCAATGCTCGCAGCTACCCAACCCGCAGTTGAACGCCGCATTGAAAGTGAAAGGCTTCGAAAGGAAGTGGAGTCAATCGACAAGCAAATACGCGACCTGACGATTCGCAAACACATCATACAAAACGACATTCAGTTTCTCACCAACGGTGGCGGTGGTGGTGCCAATGTCGAAAGATCGGTTGGCGCCTTTCAACACAAATGTTGTGACCCAGAATGTCTCGGATTCGTATCTTCTGCCTGGAAATGCGGTATATGTGAAAAATTCTCCTGCACGCACTGCCACGAAGTCAAAGGCGCTACTACCGAAGAAATCGACGCCCACGTCTGCGATGCCGGAAACATCGAAACCGTCAAGTTGCTCAAAAGCGATACGAAACCGTGCCCCGGTTGCGGAACGTACATTTTCAAAACCGAAGGCTGTGACCAGATGTTCTGCGTGTGCTGCAAGAAACTCTGGTCGTGGAATACGGGACGCATTGAAGAACGCGGACACAATCCGCACTATCTTGAATGGATGCGCAGCCGCAACGGCGCCGAACTCGTTCGCGATCCAGCCGATGTTCAGTGTGGGCGCGAAATCGACTGGCGGTTCAACGGTGTAATGCACACTACATTTCGGACATTGACTCAGCGCGCCATATGCGACCCGCGCGCACTTGAATCAACTCGCGCTATTGTATCCAAGTGGTGCGAGTCACTCGTCCACTCCCGTCTTCACGACATTCCGGAATTTCGTACCGGAGCAGAAACAGATCGTTCACTCGAACAGTTGCGCATCTCATATATGCTCAAACGAACAACGGAGTCGCATTTTCGTCTGCGTGTGTTTCAAATCCACCGAAATGCCAGCGTCAGCCAGCAGATATTGGACCTGATGGTTGCAATGCAAAATGCAGCAACGGACATTATGTATCGCGTCCACGATAGTCTCACTGAAATTCTCCACAACAGTACTCCCGATCCGAGACCGATCGCGCTGAACAAAGTTGAAGCACAGCTACTTGAAATGTCTGAGCTGCGTGCTTATGCGCGCGACTGCATCGCTGACATATACCATTCAAACTCGAAGACTGTGAAGCATTCATTCAGTCGCGAATTCAGTTTCGCACTCAGCGGGTAGTTAAACAATACGAAAACAATACAGAATACAAAATAAGAAACCAAAACAAAACAAAAAATAAGAAAACAAAATAGAAAAGAAAAAACAAAAAAACAAAATAGAAAAGAAAAAACAAAAAAAACAAAAAAAAAGAAGGATCAAAATCCTTTTTTTTGTTGTATAACTATATATCTCACACATCGCACACTTCTCTCGTTCGTTCTCATGGATAGTATCCTCGGACCTTTAGACAAACGTTACTGTTTGTATTTTTATTACATTACCATATTCTTTGTTATATCCATCATTTTCACATTTGTAAACATATTGTATCATTTAGTGAAAAATACCGGCGATTCTAAATTCTATATCGCTAGTTTTCTCTGGTTGATATCGCACGCAGTATTATATTTTCAAAACAGGTTACTGTATTCAATGTGCGTCGGAAGAACAACTGATAATTTTTAATTAAGTTTATAAAATTATATTTTATATTTTATATGTTATAAATTATTTTTTAATGAATGAACCTGATATTAATAGTATAAAAAAACTCCCCAACAATAAAAAACCTATATTTAAAACACAAGTTCCGCTGGATAAGTTTTACACGCTCATTCAAACCATATGTCCGTGCCCGGTAATAAAATCATTTGAGAATGTTGATTACGAATATTTCACACTGGATCTTAACGCGTTTAAGCGCGGGATTTTTTTGGAGGTCGTGGAACCGTTTGTGCAAATGCTCGCCACCGATTACTACAACAAGCGATGCGCGTTTTACGCCGAACGCAGTATGAAAACTCCGTCGGCGTTTGCGCACTTTGTGCAGGTCGTTAAACACGTGTGCAAAAATAATAACATACTTATTAGGTCAGCTCTTAAATACGAGCAGTCGCAGTCGAATAAAGTTTACTATATTCATTTTAGAACAAGTTAGAATTAACGCGCGTTGGAGCACCGTGGCCGAACATTACCATGTATATGAGCGCAAGCCCGCCATAAAACGCGCACCGATCCTGTGCCACATTTTCCGGAGTTCGCAGACAGTATTTCATAATAGCGTACAAAATCGCGCCAATAAAAAGTGCGTGCACCGTCATTGAAAATCCGCTTTCAGACATTTTGGTTGTTTGGTTGTTTGGTTGTTTATAATTATGCTAAATATTATATTTCTCATTTCACTAATTCATTATTTCATCATAATACTTTTCAAAATAACGCTTGCTTACAACAAACGCCTTGTGAGAATATGAATACGCGCAATATCGTTCATACGCGTTATAAATTGCGTGCGGTGACTGCACCTGTAATTGCTGATGGGGTGAATGGGGCGTTTCGACCGACTCGGATGGTGCTTCTATTGCAGATGACGCCATAGAAGCGGACAATAATAGCGCCTGCTTAATTTCCTTTTTTTTATTCCACATTCTGGATGCGACGTTCATAATGTATTTGTCATCTTCGATCTGAATTTCGCTAAAAAAGTGTTTCACCAAGCCGTGCATTAATTCGTCGGTAATATTCAAGTTATTAACGTTTTTCTGCGAGGGCTTTCTAGCTCGCATATAATGGATAAATAGTATCGTAAGCTCATCTATTTCCAACTCATCCTCTTCTTCCACCGATGCTTCCACTGCTTCTCTCGACGCATCTATGATTGTTTCCTTCCAAAACGTCAAAAAATCGCTTACAATCGGCAGATGCTTGCTGGTTATGCCGGTGAATACAATATCGTCATCGAGCGAATCACAAGTCGTTTTGCATGGCAACGTCGACATGAGATGCGCTTTTACCTGATTTGTAAATATAACGTACGGCAGATTTTCATCCTTGAGAAACAGCTTCCACAGGTACTGCATTTTTTTCCACGAAATACTATAATTATCGCACGACTCCGTAGTAGTTGTCACAAACTTATTAATAATGGAGAGTTCGTCATTTATTTTTAGGTAGAAGCAATGCGCAGCAAGCAACGCATCCTTGCAGTACGGTGATTCTAAAAACGAGTCAGCACTTCCGAATCGCTTAGAATAGTGCGATGAAACGCACATTATGTCCACAATATTGCGCTTAAATGGTGACGCGTACTCGTTAAGCTTTATTGCGCGGACCCCCACTTCATTCACGTTGAGCAGCCTGCATTCGCTGAACGTGTGTTCATAAAATTTAAATTTAAAAACGTTGGTTAAGCTCGGTATTCCGAACAGTGCGCAGCATTGCAACGACAGCTCCTGTATAAAACGCTTGGCCCTCGCGCCAATAAAATAATAGTTCGTGTTTTTTTTATTTAGAACGTCCCCCAAAATAGTTAAAAAATGTTTTGCCGCATCTCGACTTGAAAAAACGGCCGGATAAA